CTATCACTAAAGTTCGTACAGTTTTGAACGTACGGAGACTTTCTAATAGTTGCACCAGGGAAGAACGCAAAGTTCCAGCCTTGGTTAGGAGGCAAACCACGTGTAGAATCTGTGTACAAAGACCCAGAGGCACCACGTGTACCACTGGCCTTCATACCCGTAAGGGTAAGGTTTTGGAAGTATGAACCGCTGTTTACGCGGAACATGGTTTGCAGTTCCTGAGAGTGCGGAGTATCTACATCATAACCATCATGATCATCTTCTGGAATCAATGGGTGAATGATACACGTACGCAGTGATTGACCGATAATGCCAATGTCATTTTTTTCAATGTCAAGTGGCAGGGTCTCAGCGTAGATGCCAGGTGCAACAGAAATGATACTACCATCACCTTCAGAGTCACCATTGATGTCTGACAAAGCAGCGCGAATAGTTTTCTTAGGACGGCTGATACGGTGACCATCGTTGTCATCGTCACCGCTAGCAGCGTCAACGTAAACAACTTTAGGTTGGTTGGTAAACGTACCGCCAGAAGTAATAGAACTCCAAGCAGAACCAGTCCAAACAGAAAGAGTCAGGTCGTCGTTAGGGTCAACCCAGACTTGACCAAGACCAATACCATCAGTATCAGTTGGTGCATCGTTCTGGTAGTAGTTGTTGAACCTGCGGGTAGCAGCTTGTGCAGTAAAGATCTGATCGTCAGTACCGACTTGATCATTGTCTGACTCTTGCTCAGAAAGAGTAATTTTATCAGAATCTTTGATGCGATCAAGGTCAACAGAGTTAGCTGCAATGCCAAGCGTTACTTGACCGCCAGTAGCGGACTTACTAAGACCAGAGGTGTCAATTAAAATATCATCCTCAATAGCCGAGTCAATCTTAGAATCAACACGGTTATCAATAGCTGCAGTGGTAGCAATCGTAGTATCGTTGTCAGGCCAAGTCTCGGCAGCTAGGATGGTTTCAGTATCATCATCAAAATAGTTATCCTCCAGGTACTGCTTGGTAACAGCATCCTGTGCGTTAACAGGATCAGCCAGTTCGGTGATCCGGTTATCGTTCATATCGACGTTAGTGTCGAACTCACCGTCAGACTTAGTGACAAACTGGTCTTCAAGCTCTTGTGCTGAATACAGCGTTTGAAGATAGTTGTCGTTTAGATCCTGAGCACGGATAGCAGAACCTGCGAAAAATTCATTCCGCAGGCTTTCAATGTCCGTATCCCTAAAGATCCTTACGTTGTCAGTACCAGATGCTGGAGCAGTGGTAAAAGTGATTTCAGTAAGAGTCGAAAACGTGTAATCAGTGTCTTGAGTTTGTAAGGTCCCTCCGACAGAAACTTTAACGTCGGATTCCTCTAGATATTCAAATGGAATTGTAAAGGTGACGTCAGATCCGTCACCATCATAAAATACTTCAGTTGTAGCCATTACACATTTAAGATGTCAAAGGTTACGGGTGGTTATCGATTAGTCATTGTTTGGATGTCATAAGGCGGAGCTTGTCCGAGCCTTTGCATCCTAAGGTTTTCAGCAGCTTGATACTCTCGCGTTCTAATTGCTTGACCAATAGCTTCAGTAGCTGGGTCTTCAATCAAATTAGTTACAGCAATTTTTCTAGCTTCGTTTAGAGCAGTATCGAGTTCGTTATACAGGTTAGCAAACTGCGTTTCGTCGATGGTTTTACCATCTCTACGCATTTGGAAGATCTTTTGACGCCAAGTCTGTGCAGTATCTTTACCCCATCTAGAGTTCATGATACGAATAACTTCACGTTTAAAGACCTGGTTTCGACCCATCTCAGAGAACAACGCAGACCTTTCGTCATTGGTATATTCAATGCCGTACTCACCTTTGTTAAAGGTAGGTGTTGCATCGTACTCAATGTCAAGCAAGAACTGACGGTCATCAGAAATAGGACCTTCCTGAATCTTCATAACACCAGTTGCGTTCATAAACCGAATAAACGGGTTTTCAGAAAAACCAACTTCACCACCTTCATACCAATCGTACTTAGCAGGAGCAGCTCCTTCTGGGTCGATTAGGTCAAGGCCACGATTGCGGTTACGCATCTGGTCAAAGTAATTGTTCTTAATCTCGTCAAGCCCTGGGCTAAGCATCTTACCTATTTCATTGCGCCAGCCAGATAGCGGTGCCATTGCACTGGTAGTAGAAGCAAGCCAACGGCTAGTAGCTGAACCATCACCACGTGAAACGTCGAAGAAAGGTTCAAGGCCAGCCATCATA